GGACGCCGTAGAAACCAATTGCGACGGCGTCAGAGTTTCCGAAATAATTGCGGAATGGCCCGCGACGATGCTCACGACATCGAGCGTCGTCAGCGTCTCCGCAATCGCTCCGCAACGCCGCACTTGCAGAACGTCGGAGGGCTGAGCGAACTCGGTCAGGAATGCCGCCGTTTGCTTGTTTGCCGCGAGCGCCGCCGCCGTTGTCAGCGTTTCCGCGATATTGGCGACCGTGTTGCTGCGCACGGTCGAAATCGTGTCCGCCGTCGTGAGAGATTCCGTGACGTTCTTTGAGAAAATACTTCCGCGAACTGCGGCCACGCTGTCAACTCCGACATAGGTTTCAATCGCTCCGCGCGCTCGGCAGTTATTGGTGATACATGATGCGGCAGTCGTCATCGTTTCGACGACATTTTGCAAAAACGAATTGCCGGTATTGACAAGCAAAGATACTGCGGTAGTTTCAGTGATTGATATATGCACTACGCCTTGCGCGGCAGCGGCGAGAGAAACAGATGTGGTCTCCGCAACATTGCCAACAGCCGCATGCAAGACGGCTGGCGAAGCCGAAACAGAAGTTGTCTCTGCGACATTCCCGCTGACTGACCTAGCCGACGATCCCGTCGCGCTATCAGAGCCAACGTGAGTCTCGATGACAGATGCAGCCTTGCAATTCTTCAATGCGGTCACCGTGCCCGACGTGGAGAGCGTTTCGCTTACGTTGGCATTCTGATTGACGGCGAAGCTGCTGGCCGATGACAAAAGAATGGTCAGCAACCCCACCATCAGACGCCAATGTATAAACATTCGCACGCACACGGACTCCTGAAATCAAAAAACGCGAGAAAATGCCGATCTTTCTTTTCGTTTCGCAACCAATGGCATCGTCCTGGAAGAGGCCGAAGGAGACTTAAGTCCAACGGCAATGATTTCTCCCTGCACAGCTTGCGGGTTGGCTACCGTTGCCGTCTGCGATCCTGTTCCCGGAGAGACTGCATCCGAGAATGAGCTGCCGCGTGAGTTCGTTCCAGCGCCTTGCCGCAAAGTAAAGCCGGTGCCGGCGCCGGTATTCGACCCTGAAGTTGCGACGTTGCCCACGACAAGGATCGTCTCGTTCGGAAAATTAATCGTCAGCGTAGTATCTAAGGGCAAGCCGTTATTGAACTCGAAACCAACGCCGCTAAGGTCAAACGGCGAGCTCAAGTGAACGCCTGAATACTCCTCGACCGACACCCAAGCATTGCGCCCACCTGTGCCCGTCCAGTTGACGCAGAAGGAATCAGAGCCCGTGCTCGAAGCGTTCAGGGCTCCGAACATCAGCGCCGTATCGCCGTTGTTCGTATTCGTCAGCACATTGATGTTCGTCCACGTCAAGCCCTTTGTGTCAGTGACGTTGACTCCCGTGGGACTGCCGCTGATACCGCCGCCGACGACTAACGCGTGATTGGCCGCGCTGATCGTGTACGTCACGCAGATTTGATTCACTGCGCTTCCGCTCTCGGCGTAGTTCCCGCCAACGGCGGCAGGCGCTTGAGCGAAGGCCGGGACTGAACATAGCGATACAACGAAAAATGCCAGTAGTAGCCGTTTCATTATTCGCCCTCAAACAAACAAAACGACAACGAGGCGAGGCGCGAATCCGCGCCTCGCCGATTTAGCGCTTTAGATGTTCACTGTCCAGGTCACAGTCAGCGTATCGCCGTTGTTGACGGTAACCTGAGTGTACGTGTTCTCGAAGCACATCGTGCCAGCAGAGGACGCATTGAAGAGGGCAGTTTTCTGACTCGCCTGCGTGCCCGTTGCGCTGAAAACTTTCTGAATGGTGTAGCTCGACGTGCCGTTCGTGTGCGCGTATGTGCCTTGCGCACGACTCAGTCCGTTTGCCGCGATCTCCGACGCCAGCGTGGTATCGGTTGCCGCGGGAGCAGTCGCATCATTCGATACAGCGATATAGTTGCAGCTCGCCGGCTGAGCCGATGTCGTCCCCATTACCGCGGCTTGCCAGTCTGCGCCGGCATTCGTCCGCAGGTTGTGGTCCGTGTGAGTGTAATATGCGGTCGTCTCATCTGCATCGCACAGCTTCACGGCAATTTCCCATGCAGCAGAATGCTCCGCGAGATGGCCGACGCCGTATTTCGCGCAGTGCCGCGCGGTAACATTCACCATGTTCAGCGGAACCAGGCGCTCACTCACGCCGCGGTTCGAGCTGTCAACGGCGTGCACCAGAGGAACCGCCTTCACGTCCGCGCGAACCGAAGTTGCTTCATCTGGCCCAACCGCCAGATTCGGCATGATGGCGCCGGTCAGCGCATTGACATACACCATTCGCACGTGCTCGGCAGCGGCCGCGACAGACGGCCTGGTGCTGAGTTTTTCCGGCGACTGCGCGAACAGCCCCATCGGCGCATTCACCGCAGCGAATGTCGCCACCCCAAGCAAAAAATTACGAAACAGATTTCTCATTTTGTAATATCTCCTAATTGGTGATTTGATACTCCGCATGGATTCGCACAATCGCCGGCGCGCCGTTTGTGCCAGTAATAACCAGCGCCACCGGAGAATTTCCGGCGACGCTTGCGCTCGAAAAGCTTACCGAAGCCACCGTGGCCGTCGTGCATGTCAGCGGCGAGGAAAGAACGCTCGCGCCGCTTTGATTGGGAAGCGCCTCGGAGCGCACTTCGAGATTTATGCTCACGCTCCCGCTGTCCACGTTGCACGAAATGCGAGTAAATGAAATCGAATGCAGCGGCTTCCACTGAAACTTCCCGCTGTCTTGTACGCTCGGATTTTCCAAGTTGAATGTCGATTCGCTCGTGCTCGCCGGATTGCAATCTATGATTCCTGAGCCGGTGTTGTAGGCGCATTTCAATTTTCCGGTCGCGCTGTCTATCCACACCTGCCCGCTGCCAAGAGCCGGTGAATTGGACGGTTGCGTGATCCCCACCCAGTTCAGGTAATCGAGAATCGTCCCCTGGTTTTGCAGCACGTAGCTAAACGCGGATTTACTGACCGTTACCGGAGCCAAATCGGCCCAATCCACCAGCGCCGCCTGCGGAATTTCCTTGAATTCCGTCCATGACACTGCCGCAACTCGCTTGTCAGAGCTGCCATTCAGCAGATACACGGCGCGATAAACCAAATTTGCCGGCTGGCATCCCTTCGTCGGAACGAGCGAAACAAAGTCATTGGACGCCCCGTTGTCAACGAGCTCGCCATCGCCGCGAATCCACCCGTGAACGCTCTGCGGCAAAATCGTCGAACCGTTGCAAATAATCCGAGTCGCCCGCGATCCGTAAAGGTCAAATGGGTCAAAATCCGCGCGGCCATAAACCTGAACGCCGTTGATGTTGGCAATCGGCGATAGCGACGCTTGCTCAGGCGTCAGCCCGGACGGCGTCTTGAACGTCCCGGAAATATTCGTTGTCTGCGCCTGAGCGCCAATCGCGCAAAGCGCGAACAACATGAAAGCGATTAGCCGTCTCATCGTCGCCTCGAAAAATAAAACTGGGGAGGGCGACTGGCGAGCGAGTGGACACCAGCCGCCCCTGGGGATGCCGGGATCGGCATTTCCCGGCAAAACGAATTACGCAATCGCAATGACAAATTCGTTGTCCGCCGCCGTTGCAATACCTGCGGAATCCGTGCTTTTTAGCTGTACGGTCGCCGAGCCCTTGTCGTAGTTGAACAACTGAATCACCGCCGAAGGGAAATTGAATGCGAAGAATTTCCCTTCGCCGTCGCCGGAGTAGCCGAACAGATTGCGCTGCGTCTTATTTTCCGAATCGGTCATCAGCGAAGCATTGACATCGTTTGCATCAATGTCGAGGTTGAATTTGACTTTTCGCGCATTGAAAACCGTTCCGTCGGGAAACTGACTGCCAAACGGAACCGGAAGCGCCTGCGCTCCGTTATCGAGATTGATTTGCAGTCCGTAAACCGTCAGCGCGGAGCCGCCCCACCACACGGAGCCGAAATTTCTCGCCTGCGCGACGTCGGAAAATGACGGCAACGAAGGAATGGCGGCGACGCCGGTTCTCGTAATCGTCGCCGCCGGACCGGACGCCGAAAGCCGTATGATGGCCTGGTTGAAGTCGATTTGCAGCGTTCCGACAAGCGCATCAATGGCCTTCCGCGAATATGCAGTCGTGGAATTGTCCGAGGCGCGAAGCCAGTTGGAAATCGTCAGATACACTGGAGCCGTGGCCAGCCGGATTATCCGGGCTTTGACCTTCGCCGATGTCGCAGGAGCATTGGGAAGCGCCGGAGAAACAGTCAGCGTATTCGTGGCGATATTCGTAATCGTTCGCATCACGAATCCAACCGATCCGCCGCAATCAATGGATATCGGGTCGTTCACTTTCAGCGATGCCGCGTTGCCCACGGCAAAAACAGTCGTGGTAGGCGTAGGGCTTGCCTGCACAGTGTCGCTGAAATTCACCGTAGTGCCGCCCATTGACGCAACCAGCAAATTTTCGATGGACGACTTCGCAACCGGAGTTGCCGCAGCGGCAAGCACCAGCTCCAAGTCCGCTTTCCATTGCGAGGAGCTGTCGCCGCCGCGAACGTAACCGAAAAACGATCGCCCAAGCCCTTTGTCCTGTCTTTCGAGGTTTTGCGGGTTGGGAGATAGATCGCAGGAGATGAATGGAGCGATGTCCGCCGTCACCGGCGTCGCTTCGCTTCCTTGCGCGGATTGGACGGAGAACGCAAGGATTTCATTGATTGTTGGAGTTCGCAAAGGCATGTGTTTATCGCTCCTAGGATTTTAGGATTCTCAAACTTAAAAAAAGGGTGCCAACTCGACGAGGCCTCGGAAGAATCTCGCTTAACCGGAACCCGCATCATTCGATCGGCGTAAATCACAAGTGTGATCCTTCCACGCTCGCGGCTTCGATGGGGGAAACCAGAACCGCTTCCTTCGCGCACGGCCACACTTCCTGTGTTTTGTCAGGCGCATGGCCGCATATCCGCGTGGCATATTCCGCTACGCAGGCTGCGAGTTCCGGCGGAATAGTAGCTGCCCGCGCCGTCGCCTCTTTGCGTTCAGGTGATTTCGACGAATTCCACGTCAAGTCAAACTTACGCCGATATGCCTTGATCGCTTCGCGGTCGCCATTCCGCTTGAGTTCATTTATCAATGAATATGCTCCCATCACCATCCCCTTGCGAATCCCCTGCGGAAGCAGCACTGGGACTCCTTTACTGCCCCACAAATAGAACGGGCCGCAGTGGGACGTCGGAGGGCCGACAAACAATTGCGCCGACCTGACATTCTCGATCACATAAGGCAAGTCGGTTTTCTCGCAAATTTCCCGTGTGTGATTGAACAGACGTATGCCCAGAGCCGGGTACTTAGGATGCGGATGAAAATGCGGCATACCCCAGACGCTGAATTCCTCGCATGGCGGACTCGCGCAAATGAAATCAAACCCATTCTCCGCAATCCATTTTGCACTCAAAGTCAACACGTCCCGTCCGAGCCACTGGCAGTTCTGTGGGATCTCCGGCGGCTCCTGCATGTCCACACCGACACACTCCCAGCCCCGCTTCGCAAACTCGCGGCTCCAGCCCCATCGACCGCAGAACAAATCCAACAGCCTCAAGGTCTCTCCTCTCCTGCGAATCACAAGTTGCGGCTCCACGTCACAAATGCGGTTGCGAGAAATAATCCCAGTGCGCCGCCGGCGGTTGCATCAATGCTCTCTTGCGAAATAGTGATTGCCGATGTGTTGACCGGAAGCGTGCTGTTTCCGCGTCTCCGGTCGCTGAAAAGCGCCGTCTCGATATCTTCCACAAGCCCGCTGATTTTTCCGCCAATATCGTTCACAGTCCCGCGAATGACGGCGCGAATGCCCACGCTCATCTGAGAATCAATCTGCACCGATTCGCCCATCTTCACCGCCGACGAAGTGCTGCTATAGGTTTGCACGAAGACGCCAAGAGTTATGTCTGCGGCAATATTGTCCACACTCAGGATGTCGCCGGAGCGCACATCGTTCACTGTCTGATTGAAAGACGCATCCTTGCTCGCATCTATGGCCGTCAGCGAGTCGATGATATTCTGCAAGATGTCCGACCGCACGCTCATTTTGGGATTCTCAAACTAATCAGACGTTGGAGCCTTGAAATTTTCCTTCCCGTGCGTTGCGCCAAAAATCCACGACAGCCGGGCATTCTTCCGGTCTTGCAAATCCCGGATGCGGCCAGAATTCCCGCTCCGCCTCCAAAACAAGAATCCGAAAATCGTTGGCAAACAATTCCTCAACGCTTGAGTGCCAAGTTCCGCCGCCATAATGTTTCGGTTGTTCCATCCCTCGAAGCCTCTGGTACTCGCCGTACAGCGATTCCGGCTTGTAAAGCGCGTCGCTTGGCTCCTTGCGCTCGCGGCTGATGAATGCGCGAACCGCATGGCCATACTCATGCGCAACCAGGTAGCGCGTCATTGCTGGATGAATGGGAATTCGTTTGCCGCTAAGAACAATTGTCGCCTTAAAATCTGGAATGGAAATTTCGCGGCCTTCCCACAAATAATCAACATTACACCACCCGTTTGTGCGATCCAGAAATTCACGGTCAATAACACACAATGAAACTTCCTGCGTGATCGGAAAGAGTGCGTCAACGCGCCGTGCTTCGCTTTCAACTAGCGCCAAATCGTGCGCATAGGCCGGAAACGAATCCACCTTAACGCTTCGGGTGTAACTGCCTGACGGTACACGGAAATACGGCTCCAGTGCGTCAAAACTCCAACACAAATTTTCCGGCGTTGTGAACGACAGAACCTTAATCGACACGTGTGCGTCTCCGCAAACTAGGGATAAATCAAGTCGTAGCAGAACCCGGCCATAGCCATGGCCATTCCGAAAAATACGAAGATCGCGCCGAATGGATGAGAAAACAGCAGGAGCGAGCCGACGGCGGAAGCGGCAATTCCTCCGATTTGCAGATCATTCTCCAGCGCCGATGGCGCCGGAGACATAGAGAGCCGGTAGAGAAAAGCGCCAAGCGCGAGCGCGTTAGCAGCCACACCGGCAAATAGCGCAGTGCGCCAATGCAACGAGAGAAACACAGTCGATGCTCCGATGGCAAGCATGAGTCCTACGAATTGCAGCCACGGCGCAGGCTTGATGTAATTAGATATTTTCACGTTCAGCCCTCCCGCTACAGCGAAAACATCTCCAACGACATGCACGGCAAAACCGGAAAGAAAAATCCGATGCGGATCCGTTGAGCGCAAGCCGAAAAGCGCCGTCACAAATCCGCCGATTTGCAGAAAAAGAATCAGCGCGATTCTCATCAAAAACCGCGCCCCTGCTTGAATCGCGCAATGGCTCGCTGCACTTCCCTGAGCAAGCCGCCGCCCTCCGTCACCATCGAGCCATCGGGCCGCGTGATGGTGTTCGAGCCTATCGGCGCTCCGCCCGGCTCGCGCCGACTGAACTCGAATTGCACTTGAGCCAAAACTGCGCTGCGAAGATATCCCGGCACTGCGAGCGCCCGCTGATCGTCGCTGCCAATTTCCGCATATCCCGCCGTGTATACGACTTTCACCGCCATAGGCGCGTCCGGGAAGCAGCCGACCTGCAAATAGATGATCGCCGCATTGGGGTCGATGCGATAAGTGGATGAGTCGTAAACGCGATTCGATGTCTCATCCGTGATGGATGCCACCGAAACAACCGGGAAACGCCGAAGCAAGATCGTGTTGCGCTTGCCGCGTCCATAGGTTTCCGTTCCGTATAGCTCGATTGGCCCGGAAACTCCGTCGGAAGTCGATTGCAAAAGAGAAAATCCACACGAATCGATGATTTCATTCTGAATGCGGTCGCTCACATCGTCCAAAATGATTTCAAGCGCGGCTTTCTTTTCCGCGTCCGCGCCAATACCCGCGCCGCCCTTCATAAATGCTAGAACATCGCTGACGCTCGCTAAACGTATGCTCACTGTGCGCTCGTCGTGTGACCCCATCCAAGATGGAGCCCGCTGAGATTCTTAAAATATCCGACTTTCCATCCGCGACGATGAAACTCGCGGCAATGCGGCGCGTCGTATCCCTCGTTCCCAATCGGCGGCCATCGCTCAACAGCACCTTTGCGAATGAAGCGGATGCCGCCCGCTCCGTGCGTCTCGAATACTTCGCTGTCGCTGAATCCGCCGATAGTGGAAACCGGATTGTCGGGAATCGTGCGAATGCAGAGCTTGCCGAATTGCTTGTGTTTCCTCAAAATTTCTTCACCCTGCTTGGCGGAATCCGATTGCAGAAGCAAAATATCATCATCGGCCAGAATGTAAATATCCGATTCGGCCATTTGCTCCGCAAAATAGCGCCGTTCGCGTTCGCTTGCGTCGAACGGTCCCGGATTCTTGAGCGTTCCGCGATGCACAATCAAATCCTCGTAGCCACGTACCGCCTCTGCCGGATTGCCGAATACGAGCAGCTTCAACCGCACACCACTCTCGCGCTTCCATCTCTCAATCGTCGCACGGCAAAGCCCGGCACGAATGGGATTTTCTGCGCAAGTGGAAACGAAGAGGTCTATCACGGACGGAAACAATCCGGCTGGATTTTGAGAATCTCAAAATCCAGCCGGGAATGATGGTTATGGCGTATCAGGCAACGCCGTCAATGATTCCAACGCTGGCGGTATGCCCAGGCTGAATATCGGCCTGGAACAGCAGGCGCAACTGGATTTGCGCGTTCGCGAATCCGGCGTGCTCGCTGACATCGATGCGGATACCTTCACCGCCCGCGCCCACGCCAACGTAAACATCGGCCATATCAACGCAGAGAATGGCCGACAAGTTAGTGCCGGTGCCCTTTGTCTCGTTCTTGGGCAACTGAGTCGTCTTGTAGTACGGATATCCGAGGAGCGTGCTTGGAGCACGATCAACAAGCGGCGTCTCGAAGCTGTAGAACAGCGGACGATTCGTGGTATCGACCAGGCTGCGAACACGGGTGAAGCTCCGGGGATTCATAAACCACGTCCGCTTCACGTCGCCTACGTTCGCGCCGTCCAAGCCGTCAAGCAGGTTAATCAAATCGCCGTAGGCCAAGTTTCCGCCGTTGGCGTTTCCGTTCTGTGCGCCGACCAGCGTAGGCGAGGAAATGGAGCGCAATCCGGTAGGCCGGTTGGCGCCGGAGCCGGTGAGGAAACCGGCATCGACGAAACGCTGCAACGCTGCGACCAGATTGTTCTGGAACGCCGCATCTACTTGCGGCGAAGAATATTCCATCCACTCCAGCGAGAATGCCGAGAGCAGTTTCGCCGTACTGAGAGTCAGAGTCACTTCTGCGGTCGGCGGCGTGCTCTCAGTTATCGCGGCATTTTCACCGAGCCACTGCGCCGTTGCATCCGCTGAAATGGCCGGCAAGTGCATTTTCTTTTTCGTGACCGGAATGATATTCGGACCGGCCTTCAGCACGACAGCCTGAGCCGCGAGCTGATTGATCACGGAATCCTGCCAATCTTCGGGAATCAGGAAACCGCCAGCCGTGGTTGTGCCGGACGCGAATGCCTTTCGGATATATTCATTTTCGTGCTCAAACCGCGCGTCGCTGTTGAAATCGCCCTGAAGTTTCCGACGAATGTACGCGGACGTGAGGCGGCCAAGCGAAAATTCCGGCTTAGTGTTCCCGCGCTCGCGTGATTCCTGGGAAATGAAGGCAGGAGCGGCCCGCATTTCCGCGATCTGACGCAACACGTCCTCGTATTTGTCGCTCAGGTCCTTGTGCTCAGAAACGGAAACGTAGCGTTTGTCCATCTCGGCAAAGAGAGGAGCGAGCTTTTCAGCAGTCTTTTCGTTCATAGTTCACCCGTGAGTGCCCGCAGAATAACTTCTGTCGGGTCACTTGTATTCGCGGGCTCGTTCCCGCCTTGCGCAGTTTGATGAGGCAGCTCTGCGTCTCTGCTCAAACTTTTCGATGCCCTCTCTCCAGAATGGTTGTTTGGGAATCCAAAATCGCTCAGCAGTGATGCCAAGTCCTTTTGCTGGTCATCAGCATCCGGCTCATCGGAACCATCCGGGCTATCGTTGTCTCCGTCAGGGTCGGCTGTCGTCGCCGCAAGATGGCCTATCGCCAGCGACATTTTCTTGTGCGCTCTCGACACATCTTCATGCGCGGACTGCACGTAGGCAAAAGCCTCGGAAGCTCCCTTCTTGCTTTCGCCGAGGAACGCCAGAAGAATGCCATTCCAGAATGCAGATTCGCTTTCGGTCTTCGACCCGCGCAATGCAGTGCCGATGAATTTCAGCGAACGCTCGAAAGCCTCGCCACCGAAGGACGCGCCCTCTCCGTCACGCTCCCTGAATTCGTCCATGTGACGGACCAGATGCGCCCGCGCTCCGTTGCGGTCGCTTTCCGGCATTTGTGTTTGCTCCAGTCGCGCCAGCGCGTTGGCGACTCCGCGCCTAACGGTTGCATACTTGCCGTTCGGCCCTTTGTGATGCGGCAGCTTGTAGCTGGTCTTGTTTTGTGGATCGCCATCAATCACCGTGCACATGGTTTCCCACTGGTCGGGAGTCGTGGCCGAATCCATTTCTTTGGCGGCATCCCACGGCTCATCGTCCGGGGCAAGCGGCTGATGCTTGAACGGCACAACCGATTTCGCCTCGACAACCGGCTCTGGAGCGGTCGAATCGCAGCCGCAAAGATTCTTGAACGGCACAACCGGCTCTGGAGCGATTCCTGCGATCTTCTCCATTTTTTCAACGATGCGCTCGAATCGCTCAGCCAGCCTCTCGGCATTCCTCGACGCAGCTTTCCAACGCGCGAACTCGTTTTCCGTTTTCACACTATCCTCCTCGGATGAAAATGTCACACCATAGACGTTATAGGCCCACGGCGGATTTTTGTCGCCGCAAATAAATTTTTCCACTCGTGATGCCTCTTCGCTGTCAATCACCTTCTGCGCCACCGCCTCGCGCAGAAACAGCTCGCCGATCCGGCTGGCATCAAAATTTTTTGCGTTTTTATAGATTCGTCCAAGCGCCTGCGGATTCGCAGGAATGGGAACCGCCGACAATTCTAGAAGTTCCTGTTCTAGAAATTCATAGCCGATTTCCTGTCCGGTTTCTTCATCCACCAGCGCTTGGCTGTCCAGCGGCAAAAAGCCGACACTGACCGCATTCATGAAACCGTCGCGGTAGAGCTTGAAAATCGTGTCGGCGAACGGATAGACATCCTTCGATGCGAATTGCACCGTCTGGATAAGCGCCGGAGAATCGCCCAATTGCTTTGTCGAGGCCAGCACCTTCCCAATGGGCGGATCTTCCGAACGATGGCCGAAAAGGAAAACCGGGTTCTTCTGAAAATTCGTCAAGTCCCATCCGGCGACGCGGATTACATCGCCGTAGCGGTCGGGAGTTTCCGTAGATGAAGTGAACTCGATGGTTCTCGCCGTTTCATCCAGAGTCCGCAAACTGGTTTTCACCGCGCGATAAATGATTTGTGGTTGCATTTCACATCCCCCGGTTTCTCTCGATTCCAGCCAATTCGGAAAGCGAATCTCGAATGCCTTGATTGATGCTGACAAGCGTGCGGAGCGCCTCTGTCTGATTTTGCAGAATCGGCGCGATATGCGTAGTCACGATTTCCTGCATAGCCTTTCGCAGTTCAAGTTGCATGGCCGCCGAAATGTGATCCGAACCGTAGGACTTGAACAAAATGCGTTTTACCAGTTCCGTCGCGCTGATGCCGCCGACAAAGGCAAGCACGGCAACCCATCCAGAGCCGGAAGTATTTTGAATCTGAGCAAACACGAAAGCGGTAATGAGAGATAACGCACCGGCCCGGATCATTTCAGTTTTTCCTCGATGTTTTGAAAAAAGCTCTTCAGCTCATACGGAGACGCCATTGTTTTCGTCGCGCTGGCGAGTATTTCGCTGATGCGTGCGGCATTGTCTGGCGATCCATGCCTCTGCAAAAGCATTTGCGTGCGGTCCCTTGATATGGCCGGAAGCCGTCTTTTCATGCGGTCAATTCCCGCATTGCATACGATGCGAATCAATTTTTGCGGCGATTCCGGCACATTACGCTCCGTTGTTTTCGATGCTAGGCTGTTCATTCGGGATGTTGAGGCCGAAATGCTCAATCAGAATTGAGCGTGCCTCCGACGAAGTAATGACGGGAGAAGCCAGCTTTGAATTATCCATCAGAAGCGCGAGTCCCGTAGCGAGCTGATTGAACGCAGCGGCAAACTCCGTGCGGTTCTCCGAGAGTGCCTCGATCTGCGAGCGGTCAAATCGTAGCCGCAAATCCACTCCGTAATACGGCTTCACCAGCTTCTCGTTGAGCTGGTCTTCAATGTCGCCCATTTCCGGTAAAAGCGTATCAATCCAGAACATTCGCCGCGACACTTCCGCCGTATTGCGATTCGCGTCAATCGGATCCCCGAAGATGAAGCGCGGGACGCCGAACGAAGAACCGATTTTATCGCGGTGCTTCTCCGCCAAATTCTTGAAATCCATGTCCTTCTGCTCGGCGGTGAACGACTGAAAAGTGGCCTTGGCGTCCAGCGCGAGAATCGTATGCGCGTTGCCGACGCCTGTCATCGCCTCGATGGCAGCCTCGATTCGCCTGCGCTTTTCCTCGCTCACGTCGCTTTCTATCGACAACAAGCCCGAAAGCTTCATGCCGTTCTCGAAAAAATTAGCATGATGGATTTCCAGCGCATAATCGGAATCCGCGCTCTGAAATGCCGGAGAAATTGGCGGCATCCCGCGATACGGTTCGCGCGGATTGTAGTTGCAAATCTGTATGACTTGCGCGGCGGGAATAAATGTTGCGGTGTCGCGGACTTGCCAGCCGAGCAAGCGATTGCCGGAATATTTTGCAAACGTTTTGTGCGCCGGCAAAAGGAAAATGTTCTGGGGCGGCCGCGGCATCTTCTGCAAATAGTCGCGCGGCCCTTGCTCCGGCGTGCCCCAACTGAGCCATACAAGAGCTTGGCGAACGTTTTTGCAAATCACGATGGCTTCGATCAGGTCATTGCCGGCCATCGACGAATTCGGCCGCTGAATCAGATTCAGAACCGCCTTGCCGGCATCGGATGTGTCCGGCTTCTCCGTTCCGTCGGCTTCGACGCGCACAACTTTCAGCGGCACCTCGCCAATGTTCGCCGCCTTCGCAACGATCGCGCGAAAAACCCAGGCATTGCGCTCGTATGCGGCCTCATACTGCAAAAGATCTGGATTGACAGTCGGATTGACGCGCTGAATCAGCGGCTCGCCGTCCTGAGCCTTGCGAACCATCGCCGTTCCGGTTGGTCCAACGAGTCGCATCGGCCTTGGAACATTTTTCGTGAAGCGCGTTCTTGGGACGATCACGTTTTCGTTTTCCTACTTGCCTTTTTTCCTGCCAGCCTTCGTTCCCGGTTCATCCGCAGCAAATTCGCGCTCATCTTTGCTTGTCTGCGCCTGCGCCGGGCCGTCGCCGTCTTTTTTGGCATCGTTATTATTTTCGATGCCAAGATTCTCGGAATGGTAATCCGCTGTTTTGAGATTCTCAAAATGCATTGGCCGAACGTCGATGATCTCCGGCTTTCGGCCCGCCTGCGTCGGCGCGAAAGTGGTTACGTTTCCGCATTCCGCATGGGGAATCGGACCGCCGCAGTAAAACGAAGTTTCGACTTCGTGAATTATCTTGCCGCAACCGCCGCATTCAAATTTAATTTTCATGGTTTACTCCAAAGTGGATTTGCACACTTCATTGTAATCCCTGGTTTTCCCCGCGCCGCCGATGACGCCGCGAGCAATCTTAAGATCGTCAGAGGCCCGCTCAAGCTGCCGGAGATAGGATTTTTTCACGGCTTCTTCGTCGCCGGAAACGTGGCGGCGATTGCAATGCAGAGCGCCATCCTCACCCAGCGCGATTGCACCGCTGAGAATCCGCCATGCGACAACTAAACGATCGAACATGAGAATTTGCCTTGAGGTGATGTAATGGTCACGTCACGCGCCCCTAATCTCAAATTTTCGGAAAGCAGTCAAGGTCAAGACTCGGCTCGCACGGCCTCCGCAGCCAGCCAAGAAATCGGCCACGACGATACGTATTGTTTCTTCCATGCAGCCGCTGCTGCTCGATCGGCGCAACCACGCTGGATGCCGAAGCGGCAAGGGCAAACCGCGCCTGGACTTGATCGAAAATCTTTACCTTCACGCGGTCAGTCTTTTCGGCTGGAATTTCCACTCCGCTGAAAGTGATTTGCACAAGTCCAATCGCCGCGCTTGCGGATCCGCCGCCAACCAGTTGAATATCATTGCCCCCTGAATCCGCACGCCATACTTCGACAGACAGAATCGCGCCGTCGGATTCCATGATTTGCAGGTTGATTTTCCACTGGCCGGCAGCCCAGGGCGAAACTCCCGGATCAGCGGGCACAGTCAGAAACGTATCCGCCAAAGAAGGCGACGTTTGCGAATCATACGTCAAGCTGATCGGCAATTGCGCAGCGCAATCACTGAGCTGCTTGCATCCGAAAACATCGCTTGCGGCTTCTCGAAAATAAAAAATCATCGTGCCACCATCACGGACTGACAAACTTTTCGCACTTGCATCCCATTGCCTGACAGGGCCCGCGATGCTGACGGTCGGTGTGCGAGCAAGCGCAAATTCGCGCCGGAATCATCAGCCGCGACCAATCGTCCGCTGTCTCCGCTCCTTCGGCGGCCGCCGGCGGACAAACCGTCACCGGAACAGTGATATTGGACGTTGGAATCGCCGGAGATAAAATCTCCGAATGCAGTTGCCATGTTTTGCGCTTGCCGCGCGGACCAGCCTTGCGCCAGCCATGCAAAACCGTTATCCCCCCGGCGTCTGTCCAGCGCGCGAAAGCCGGCAGCGATAGAATCTTCTTGCGTCGCGCGGAAACATTCGCCGCCGAAGTTGTCTGAATCAGCGCAATCTTGCCTTTCTGAACCGCCAAAATATCTCCAAAACCAAAGGCATCTTGCCGCACGCCGGCAAAGCGATTCCATTTCTCGACTACGCAAGCCGTCCAGCCGGCCTTGCGAAGATATTGCAGACTGCGCGATGTTGGAGAAGACATGAAATTACGAGATCCGCATGGGCATGATGATGTAGCGATAGCGGTAAGCTTCGTCGGCAAGCGGGCGCATCTGACCGGCGGACTGCTCGTCTTTGAGTTCAATGCTGACGGGGCCGTCGGCCGCGGCGG